CGGAAGTCAACTTGTTGGCCAAAAGCCGCATTACCTGTAGCAAGTTCGAAGAACATTGGCCTCAGTGAGTTCCAGGTACCTTTTTGGTCACCTTTATCTGTAAACATGAGATAAAGTCTGGTGCCATCGTTACGAAAGAATGTGGCGTAATCGCCATAAGCAATGCGGTAATTATCAGGTACGGAACTGATCAGTTGTATGCTCATTTCAGCCCGTGGCCCGTCAGGACTGATAAAGCTGATGTACTTTTCGTTATTGAGATAAAGGTTAATCGTGCCATCAGCAGAGCCAACAAATCCGCTGTCGGCATCACCAATGTTTATCGACGGCGTGGCATCAGCAAATACCCCTGTGGCAGCTTTACCAAGACTGATGCTGTTGCTTTTCAGGTTCCCCCTGACTTCCATCGCATAAGCACTGTCAGGCAGACCATAGCTGGTGCCACCAACGATTGTCTGTCCCATCAGAAGGTTTGGCGCGGTACCCTGCATGCAAAGGTTCCAGCGGGTTACGCCATCGCGCGCATTCAGGCGTCCGTCAAACGCAACAGCCGAGAGAATATTCGCGCTGGTTTTATCGTACGCGCGAAACGACGAAAAATTGCTGATTTTCGTGGTGCTGTTGACGGTACCGGAGTTCGCCCAAAACTCTACCGCGTCACCCAGCGTATGATCCGTCAGGCCGTCGCCAAACGTTATTTCAGTACCAAAGCCTATAGCGCGCGTCGTCGCGTCTGCGCCGATATTCGCATAGGCTATCGCCATCAGCTGCGTGGTGCCTGTCAGATTACCGTTGCCGGCGGTACCGTTACCCAGCGTCAGCAATCGTGAAGCGGACGCGCCAGCACCCAGGCCAATTGACAGCTGGCCTTTAGAACCAAAAGCCGCGCAATACTTACCCCACGTTTTCCCGTTATCCCGGTTATCCGCTTCCAGCAGCAGGTTAGTGCCGGTGGTTCGCCAGCGATATGACGGGTTATTTGTGGTGCGATCGACGAGCGCCAGCGCAGGCGAAAAGCTGTTAACGGTAATGCCCTGACTGCCGTCGCTGTTGCTGCCGTTCACCACCAGCGCCGCATTAGTAAGATCGCCAATGGCAGTTGAGCCTTTCGCCAGCACGGTCACGGGTCCGGTAAAGTCAGCGCCGGCCGCAACAGTCAGGCTACCGGCGACTGAAGCCCCGCCGCGAAACTTCATTGTCGAGACATTGGTATCGCCCGTGCCGTCGGCTGAGAGGCTGATCCACGTATTCGGGACCGAATTTCCCCAGGTCACGGTATCGGTGTTATCAACTGACTGGCCAAGATACCAGTGCAGCGTATTATCCTGCTTACGCCCGCGCAGGTAGTAAGCCTTGTCTTTGGTTGCAGGCTTCAGCTGCAGTGCGATTTCATCAGCCGTAAACAGGCCTGCGCCATCTGACCGGAGACCGCCGCCGCCAAGCACTGAAAGCCCGCCGGACCCCTGCAGCGTGGCGGTACCGTCGCCGCTGTTGAGAGCAAAGCGCGCCGTGGTCGCGCCGGAGCGCGCGCGCGCATCGAGCGCAAGCTGTCCGCCGCCGTGCGTCATGTTTGTGATAGTCATGCTGCCGAGAACCCTGCCGCCCCAGGTATCGGTCGTCGTGGACGCCAGACGCCCGAAGATGTTCATCACGTCGGTGTCATATGCCGTCGGCGTATCTTCCGGCTGATCGGTGCGCACAAACGTCATGACAGGCGTTGACGGCTCAGACCGGATCACGCCAATACGGAACCCGGCCTGAATCTGTGAATTAACCTCCAGATTCTTTGCCAGCCTCACCTTTGCCGTATTGATATCGGTCAGGCTGTTCAGGCTGGTAATGTCGTTGTTCCAGCCCGCCCTTGCGGCGCCCAGGTTCAGCAGATCGGTCAGCGTCATACTGGCCGTGTCCATCTGTTTACGCCAGCCGTTTGCATCAGCGCCGCTCGTCAGGCCATGCCACGCCCAGGAGCCGTTACCGCCGCCTGCGGTGCGGATATACACCGTGCCGTTCTGCGCGGCCAGCAGCTGCACCAGCGACGCGCCGGCATCATAGCTGCGGCGCATGTTAATCAGCTGCCCGCTCAGCGCCAGTGGCGCTTTACCAAGCTCAGCCGGACCGTCCGTAAAGCTGCCGCTCAGCGTCCAGAAGGCATTCAGGCGGGTGACAGCTATGTTGGACAGTGAAGTGATTTTGCTGTCCAGCACGGCAGACGCTGCACCCAGGCCAAACGCCCCCACGGCCATCAGCGCGCCTGCCGTATTATCAATCGTTGATTGCTGGACGTTCGCCAGCGCGGCGGTACCGAGCCCAAGATGTTTACGGGCTTCCGGAACGTCCGGCAGATCCCCCAGATTTTCAGAGGCCTTCAGCTGTTTGTCATTGGTTACCTGGTCGAGCTCGATGTTCTGACGAAAAAGCGCTTTATCCTCAATGTCCGAGCCGTTGTTGGCGCTGACCATGTTGTTATCGATCAAGGCCTTCAGGATTTTCAGCCCCTTCAGATTAGCGGCGGTCAGTTCGTCGTCGCTGTCGTTCACGGAGTCGAGGGTGATACCTACCTGCCGGTTGATGCGGTAGTTCGTGACGATCATTGCCTGCGTCACCTGCGTGGTGCCGGTTGGCACAAGCACGCGGCAAAGCTCCAGCTGGTTCGGCGCCAGCGCAACCGACAGATCCTGCGCAAAGACGCGCGCGGCCTTAACGGCGGAATCGCGGTTAACCTGTTCTGTCACAGTGCCGACTTTGTAGTTCGCCTCCAGCACTATGCGGGTGGTTTTGCCCGCCACTACCGGCAGCGTGAGATCCGCCAGGTGCTGTACCGTGATCTGGTGCGCGTTCACGTCAATGGAGGCGGCGCCCTGCCCGTCCTCCGCCCCTTTTGAGGTGACGACAACATTCAGCCCGGTCCCGGCAACCGGCGAGAAGCCCAGGTAAAAGCCGGGGCGCACTACACCTTTTAACTTCCTGTTAAGCGCGGAACTGGTGTAGGTCTCCAGGTACTGCATATCCGCTGACAGCGGCGCGGTACCATAAGGAATGCCGGACATAACGCCTACGTCGGTAATTTCGTTTTCAGTCATGTGCGTTACGCCGTTTTCTGTTCAATAGTAACCAGCAGGTTATAGGCCTTGCCGCGGAATACGCTGTCCTGCTGCAGACAGAGCACGGCAAAGGCGTTGCCGTCGCCGTCCACCAGCGTGAGGGTATTCAGGTCATAGGACTTATCAGCGGCCAGCGCAGCGTCATTCAGCTGGATAGAGATAGAGATATCCGCGCCCGTGCTGGTCAGGATCAGCGGCGTTTCCGTGAATTTTCCCGTCAGGTTGGCGTTGCTGAAGGTGGAAGGAATATCCGCAATGTTCCAGCCGCCGGTCGGATTGCTGGTGACTAACGCAGATTTGCCCCAGTAGGCTTTGGCCATCTGGAAGCGGCTACCCTTGCCGATGGATGATTCAGCGCGTCGGATGTAGTAGTAGTCCAGCAGCTTCGCCTTAAACAGCTTACTGCTGACGGAGATAGTATCAGCCATAAAAAAGCCTCTCAGAGTTAAGAGGCCAGAGGGTAAGGAGTTTGTAAAATCCGCAGGTCAACTATGAGACGAATTGCTCATAAAAAAGTGTCGTGATCGTGCTGCTACCGCTGTCGCCCGCGGGCAGCGCCAGAATAAACTCCGGCGTGCCATCAAAGGGAAACGCCACTGTTTCCCTGCTGCCGTCGTCGCGCGCGATCGTAACGCCCTGATAATCGCCCTTCAGGATAGCGATATACTCCACGCCCTCCTCTGTAAACAGCCGCGCGCGGCTGTCGTCGCCGGCGCTGGCAATAACAACCGGCGCCGGGGCAGCGTCGGGTTTGCTCCGGTAGTCATTCCACCACGCGTCCGCCGCAAACATATCGTAGCGCTCGCACCGCTTCACCTCCCGCACCGGCACGGCAGGGACCGCATACTGATGCCGTGTGGCCATATGCAGGTTTTTAATCTCCGACTGAAGATCCGCGTAGGTCATTTTGGCTTGGTAGTCGATGCCGGCGCTGATAAGCCGGATGCGATCCCGGTCCGCGGTCATTTCAAACGAGATAAAGAGCGCTACCCCGTCAAACACGATGTGCAGCGGCAGCAGCGGCTCGATAATCTGGTCAAACTGGCTCAGCAGCTTGTTCACCGCCTCCGTCTGCTCCTGATAGCCGTAGCGCTCGTACAGCTCGTTAAGCGCCACGGAGATTTGCGCGCGCGACGTCAGGAAAAACTCGCCGTAATGCTCCTGCGCGACGTCCACGCCCTCTTTTGTGGTAAAGAATGAGCCATAAGGCGCTTTCTCCTGATCCACCGGCGCATAGAGCGGTTGCCAGGTCACGGGCAGGTTATCGAACTCGCGCCAGAACGTTGACGTGATCGGCTTATCGGTCCCCTTAAAATGCACTTCATCCAGGCGCTGCGCCAGCAGCACCGGCCTGCTGGTGTCCGTCGTTTCCGCCACGATGAAAAAGCGGCCATATTCGCTCATGCGCAGCGTCAGATCGTCTTTGTTCATCGTGAAATAGCTTTTGCGGTTGGTTATACGCTCAAGCGTTGGCTCTACCGCCTGCTCAAATACTGACTGCAGGATATTTGCAAAGCCCGACCACAGCTCTGACGTGCTTTTCTCTTTAGTGAGCCGGTCTTTTACCCAGTTTCTGATCATGGCTCAGCCTCAGAGATAGTTAATTTCGATGCTGGAGTTAGCAACGTCGAGATAGATAAAGTCATTCAGCTGCACGGCAGTTTTCAGATTGTTTGTCTGCACGTCATAGGAGATAAACAGACCAAGCTCCTCAATGACGCGCCACAGGTCTTTTACCTGCACCTGCGCAAACTGTTTGCCGGCGGCGACATCACTCTGATAGCTGTCGCCAAACGTAGTCGCGTCGCGCCCGAATTGCGCCTCAAGCAGCTTCTGCACCTCGTCTTTCGCATCAGAAATAATGACGTTCTTCTTCGCCACGGCGTTAATGCTTACCGTGAAAGGCTCCTCCTGCGTGCGCACGTAGCGGAAGGTTTTATTCAGCTCATTGGGTACCGACAGGACGGCGGTCATGATCAGTTCTTCGAGCTCTGCCTGCGTGTAACCTGGCTTATGGCCGCAAAAGAAAATCGTGTTGATGTTGGAAAGCGATTTTACGCCGGTTGACTTCTCCTGCTCCTGCTCACCCCAGGCGCTGATCCACGACATACCTGGCACTTTACGATTCAGGAAATATTTATAATCACCGCCCCACACAACCTGCTCGTCATAGGCAACGTAGTACTGCGCCCGGTTGCGGGTTTCTTCAGTCGTTTCAAAGCCGCTGCCTCCCGTTATTGGCGTGGTTGTCACTACCTCAATTTTGCCACTCAAATCGGCAATATTGCCCGCCGGCGTCAGCTTCTGGCCCTGCGTCAGCGTGGTATCGCCCCGGCTGCACCAGACGTCCAGATCGACTTTGCTGCCGGTTGTTGGCATTTTGCCGATCGCACCGTCGCCAAAGCGAACGCCCAGCTGTTCGGACGGCTTATAGACCATCACATAATGCTTACTGGAGCCGCGCGACAGGCGAAACAACGGATTATTTGTCCACTGCGTTTTGTCCTCGTTTTCAGTCACGAAAACGTCGAGTGAAACGGCTTCCTCGGTAATGTCACGCGGCAGCATAACCGTGTAAAACGCCGATTCAGCCTCAATGGTAGTGGACACGTTGACGTACTCCATCTGGCGCACGTCGTTCACCGTCACGCTTTTGCCTGCCGGAATATAAATCACGTCGGTTGTGACGTAGGGCAGCTGCGCCAGCGACAGTAATTCTGCATAAATCGGCAGCTGAATGTCCTGATCCGTTTTATTGGTGATCTTCACGCTGCCCCAGGACGGCGTGATTAAGTGGCCAATGTAGTTACGATCTTCGGCTGCGGCCAGAATGCTCGATCGCTTCGTTGCCGTGGAGATAAAGCCCTCAGTCAGCCCGCGTTCGGCGGTGCTCTGCGCGGCGTAAATGATCTGCGCGCCAAACACGGCCATCATCTGAATGAACTGGCTATTGGTAAACTTTCTCCACCAGCTGTTGCTCTGCAGCAGCCCGTTAAATTTGTCCTGTAATGCCTGAATGTTCACGATATTCCCCGGTTAACTTTTGTTCATGGACACGGCCAGCGTGCCGTTTGATGTGACGAATGTGATTTGCCAGGTATCAACGTTCTCCGGGGCGCAGCGGATAGCACGCAGCCCCAGCCCCGGCAGATCGATACGCAGCTTGCGCAGCAGCGCCGCTTCTATGGCGACTTCGGTTAAATGGCCGGTCTCCGATCCGACCGGCTCATGTTTGTAGTCCTGCATGGTGTTCCCCCAGCCAGGCAGGCCATAGACGCTGCCCTGCGGGGTTCTCAGCCACTCCTCAAGGCGGGCAAGCCACGCCTGAGAATCGCCCTCTTTCAGCACGACGCCGCCCTGATCCACGCGCATCAGGCAGTCAATTTCGTTTTGCATGCGTTAGTCCCTCAGTAATTCGTTGAGCGCCGGATCGCTGATGCTCAGCGACGACGACTGGCGCGGCGCCGGCTGCGCGGTATTGACCACTTTATCCGGTGCTTCTTCGCCTTTTTTCTTGGTGACGCCCAGCAGCGCCTCCAGCTGCGTGCGCATGGCTTTCAGCTCTTTGAGCATGTCTGAATCCTGACCGGCGCTGTCGCCCTTCATCATCGGACGCATGCCGCTGGCGCCTAAATCAGTGACGTTCGGGATTTGTGCCGGGTGACTCAGCAGCGGCTGCTGCGGTGCGGAACGTGCCGGGGATGCGCTGCCGCCTGTAAAAAATGACTGGCCGGCGCTGGCCAGCGACTCTATGCCGCTGTCCAGAAAACCGCCCGCTTTGCTGGTGAGCGGTGACACGGCCCTGAGAATCCCCGGATCGGATATGCCTGCCTGACCCAGCACGCCGCTTATCATGTCGTTACCGCTGAAGCCCCCCAGCGTCTGGCTGAAAGTGTCGCCCAGGGCAGGCATGACGGCAGAGCCAACGGCTTTCACGCCATCCATCGCGCCACCCATCATGCGATCAAAAAATCCGGCTTCTGCTGCAGGCTGCGCCGGTGCGCTGTCAGCCTCCATAGCCCTGTTGATGACCTGCTCTTTCGCCGCATTAACAACACTGCCGGACGTGGCAGAGTTCGGACGGACGCGGGCGCGGCCAAACGATGCGCCTGACGTAGCGACAGGACGTGAGCGGGTAGCAATCTGGCCCGGTGAAAGCGCCGCCATCTGCAGGCCAGCCGGGAGTGAATCGCCGGCAGGCAGCGAAAGCCCGCTGGTTGGACGGTTACGGGACAGCCCTTCCACGCCCAGTGATTCAGCTGCGCCCTGTAACTTGCCGTCAGCCCATTGGTTGAGGCCTTTCACGCCGCCCCAGGCGGACGACGCACCCTGTTTGATTTTGTCGGTTAAGCCCGTGGCAGGTTTGTCTTTGTCAGATTTCGCGGTGGCTGCTGCAACCTGTGAGCCGGTTGGTGCAGCGGGCGCATTTACCACGACGGCAGGTGCCGCCTGGACGGGTGCGGCAGCGGGTGCCACTGCGCCAGGCGTTACTTTTACCTTGTCGCCGGCCGAATAAAGCGAATCGGCGGCAACGGGTGCCAGCCCCTGCTTTGTCCGCGCTTCGTTTACCGATTTCAGGGATTCATCACTGAATTTGCCCCCTACCCACTTACCGTTTTCATTGTGGCCAATGGCATTCATCATGAAGTCATTCGTCACCTGCGGGTTGCCGCCCTCGATGGTGGCAATACCCCGCATCATCTGCGTCATGACTTTGGGATCTTTGAGGTCAAGCTGCTGATTGCTTTTCACGCCCAGCTTTTTAGAGAGCGAATCGACGTAGTTGGATGTGTCATTTTCACTCTGCGGGGCATACAGCTTGATAATGTCCTCAACGGTATTGAGCTTCTTGTAACCTGCAGCTTTAGAGGTGCCTTCGGAATAGCTGGTGAGCTGGTTGGCCAGCGCCCTGAAACCTTCCTCCGGCGTGTTGAATTTCGCAAAGCGCGCCTCGCCTTTGGCGTTCTTCGCTTCCAGGCTTGCGCCCTCCTGCCCGACAAAATTCAGGTTGCCAAAATTGTTGTTGCGGAAGGATCGGGTTTTCGCGTTGGCGCCGCCGATGTTGAGATCCGCGCCGATGCTGTTTTTCGCCACGTCGGCATAGTCAGCCGTGCTTTTACCCTGCGCACCTACGCCATCCTCACCCCATGTGCCGCCCTGCAGCTGTGAGCCCAGCCGGTTGATCGCCGTAACGGTTTTTTCAGTTCCGTCCGTGATCGCTTTCGTCTGCTCAGCGCTGGTGCCGGTGAGCTTGTCATAGGCGCTGACGGCGCTGGTGGAAAACGAGGTGAACACGTCACCTACCTTGCTCAGCCCCGAATCCAGCCCCTTAGCCATATCCCCCGTATTAAACGTCAGCGCCTTAGCTGCGCCATCCATACCCAGCGCGCTTGCGCCCTTCGCCAGCAGCCCGGCGCCGCCCGACAGCAGCCCGCCCATGTTCAGCACGTTGGCAGCGGTGTATTCGCCTTTCTGTCTACTGCTGACAGCCTGATTCTCTTTCAGGCCAAACGCCTTTTTCTGGCCGTCGGTATCGTGAAAGCCTTCGTAGGCGTCCATTCCCGCACCTATTGCGGTACCCACCAGCGGGATCGCTTTCAGCGCGGTTTTTCCGGCGACCTTCCCGGCCACTTTAAGACCACCTTTCTCAGCGGTTTGCTCAGCGGCAGCGGCAGCGGCTTTCTCAGATACGGCAATGCCCTCTTTAGCTGCTACCTTGCCTGCGGTATCTGTAGCGGCTTTAGCTCCTTCCTTTGCGGCGGTTTCGCCTGCTGCTTTCGTACTGGCAAGCACGGTTGCGCCGGTGGCCGCTGTTGCAGC